TGATGTTAGCGCCTTAAACACTAACGGTCATGGTCAGACTTGCACAAATGTTACTATAGATAAGATATGGTGGCAGTGCATTGGCATGAAAGTTAGAATGTTTTTTGATGCTACATCAGATGCTTTTATAATAGAGTTAGGCGAAAACCAAAGTGGTCATCACGACTACAGTGAGTTTGGTGGTCTTAAAAACAATGCGGGGTCTGGTGTGACCGGTGACATTGATTTTACCACAGTGGGACACTCTAGTGCAGATACGTATACCGTCATTCTGATGATGCGTAAGAACTATGACTAAACGTAGGCGAGATAACCGCCTAAAACTAAAAAGTATTTCCGCTCCACTAAGTCTGGGGCGGGAATGACTGCCGCCGGTGTTGCAAAATACAGACGCGATAATCCGGGCAGTAAACTAAAAACCGCTGTTACGAAGAAGAAAAACTTAACAGCAAAAGAAAAAGCAAGGCGTAAGTCATTTTGTGCACGAAGCGCCGGACAGATGAAAAAGTTTCCAAAGGCGGCTAAAAACCCAAACAGTCGCTTACGGCAGGCAAGGAGAAGATGGCGATGTTAATCAAGCAAGCATTAGTTGGTAGTATTACCACGCTATCTTTGGGTGCGATTACTTGGATGACCGTGACTCTTATTAGTGTTGATAAGCGCACAGCCGTGATGTCTGTCAAGATTGAACAAAACAATGAAATGTTAAAACCCTTATGGGAAGACTTTATTAAAAGGAGTGCAAGATATGAGCAGGCCGCAATCAAGAAGTAAAGTAAATTTAGGACGAGGTGCGTGTCCTGTAGTAAAAATGGCTAAGGGTGGTGTTGTCAAAATGAAAAAGGGCGGTAAGATTTGTCCTGAAGGTAAGGCATGGGCAAAGCGTACCTTCGATACATATCCAAGCGCTTATGCAAATCTTGCTGCAAGTAAATACTGTAAAGATCCTAATTACGCAAAAGGCGCAAAAGGTAAAAAGAAAAAGAAGAAAGCATAATGGGCGAACTTAAAAAATGGCTAAAGCAAGACTGGGTTCGTATTGGAACGGACGGTAAGATCAAGGGTAAGTGCGGTACATCTAAAGATAAGAAAAACCCTGATAGATGTTTGCCTCGTAGTAAAGCGCAGTCCTTAACTAAATCACAGCGTGCTGCTACAGCTAAAAAGAAAAAACGTGCAGGCGCAAAAGGAAAAACAGTAGTAAAAAATACAAAACCTGCTACAGTTAATCTTGGTAACGGCGGTTTTGTAAGAGGAAGACGATATGTCAAAAAGTAGGCAAGCACAATTACTCTCTTTAATAGAAGAGGGCAATGAAGAAGCAAAAGCAGATTTATTTAAAGAGTTTCCGGGTCTTTATAATAAGATGTTTGGTTTTGACCCTCAAGATGAAGATCCAACAATAGAGATCGACCAGAGTTTTGAAACTGGTGGGGTTGCAAAAGGTGCAGCAAAAGGTAAACGCTTTATTGCACGCGGCTGTGGGGCAGTTATGTCAGACAGACGTAAAAAAACTTTGTATACTTAGGAGAAACTTATGAGAAAAAAGAAGACATATGCAATGAAAAGAGGCGGTGGTGTTAAGCCTCGCATGATGAAAAAAGGTGGTAATGTCAAACCCCGCATGATGAAAAAAGGCGGTAATGTTAAGCCTCGTATGATGAAAAAGGGTGGCAACGTTAAAAGGTTTAAACCCGGTGGAATGGTAACTAAGGGCGGTGCAGCCAAGAAAACAATGACAATTGCACAACTACGGGCCGAAGCTAAGAAAAAAGGAATGAAGTTAGTAAAGGATACTAAAAAGGCCTAAATTTGCCGTATTTACAAAGTAACATCCCGCATTTTAAATGTTGGGTGCGTAGAGAATATACACACAACCATGAAAAATATCATGGTGAGTTTTTACACGCGATGGCTATTGCTGTCACGACAATGCCTAATAGGTGTTTGTCTTTTCAAGTAATATTTACTGGGTGTGAAAATGATGACGATGAGCCTAATGTGCATGGTGGCGCTATGTGGGCTCGTATGCCTATTACTGCTTTAGTTGGTGACTTTGACTTTGAGGGTTGGCCAGACCCTATGGAGACATATTTAGCACAGCCTTGGGATTGTGCTTCACATTACCACGCTGTGTATACCTTAAACAGAGCAACGCCTTGTCCGTGGATGGCAAAGATAGGTAGTGAATTTTATCCTGCTAAATACCATTTTACCGTAGATTATACAGAGAGTGAGATAGCCGATGACCCTGCACAGCATAAGCAAAGTCACGTTCTTACCTTATTAGATGCCGGCGACTATACAGGTAATATTGTAGCCTTGCCAAACAATCGTGTTCGTGTTACTCATCCGGCATGGTTTGAGACTGGTGATGGCCCTCCGGACTTTAAACCATCGCAACATATACATTACTCGAAGTCTGATTTAGATTATGTGTTGGACGTAAACCAAATTTTTGATAATATGTACGCAAACAAGGATGAGTAAATGGCCGTATCAGATAGCACAGACTTTGAACTCGACGTTGCGGAGTACATCGAGGAGGCGTTTGAACGTTGTGGTTTAGAGGTCAGAACGGGTTACGATCTTAAATCGGCCAAGCGTTCTCTTAACTTGATGTTAGCAGAATGGGCTAATCGCGGTTTAAATCAGTGGACTATAACACAAACCACACAAGCACTTACCTCTGGAACAGCAACATATAATCTTAATACAAATGTGATTGATATCTTATCTGTTGTAGTACGACGCAGCAGTACAGATTTTGCTATGGAGCGAATAAGCAGGTCTACATATTTAGGCATACCAACAAAAAGCACCACAGGACGCCCTAATCAATTCTTTTTGGACAGACAGATTACTCCTGTATTGAAAATATGGCCTACTCCAGAAAACAGCACGGACACTATTATATTTGATGCACTCACTCGTATGGACGATGCAGACACGTTTATAAATACTATGGATATGCCTTTTCGGTTTTTCCCATGTTTGGCAGCAGGTCTTGCTTACTATATAAGTATGAAAAGAGCGCCTAATAGAACACAGATGCTAAAAGCAGTATACGAAGAGGAGTTTCAACGCGCGATGACTGAGGACAGAGATAGGGCTTCTTTTAATGTTGTGCCTCAGTATGAATATTTTAGGAGTTCCTGATGGCTCGATTTGCACAAGGTAAACACGCTTACGCTATATCAGACAGGTCAGGGTTTCGTTATAAATATAAAGATATGCGCAAAGAGTGGAATGGTTCTCTTGTTGGTAAAGATGAATTTGAAGCAAAGCAACCACAGCTTGAGCCTTTTCCCACTGTAGTCGATGCCTTGGCATTAAAAGACGCTAGACCAGATAGAACAGAGCCACAGACTGTTACAGTTGGTCCCGGTGGTTTTCCAGACAGGGGTGTTGCTATACGCGCCATTGCATCTGTGGGAGAGGTTACGGTGACAACATGAGCTTTACATTTGCTACACTAAAAACAGCGATACAAGATTATTCTGAAAATACAGAGACTACATTTACCAATAATCTATCTAATTTTATAAAGATTGCAGAGGAGCGCATACTTAAAAACGTTCAGCTTAGTATATTTAGAAAAAACGCCACAGCCGCTTTTACATCAAGTAATGAGTTTCTAGCGTGTCCTAACGATTTTCTTACACCATTTTCTTTAAGTTTCACGGACGCAAGTAGTAATAAAGTATTTCTTGATTATAAAGATGTAAATTTTATACAAACGTTTACGCCAAACTCTTCAACCACAGGATCGCCACGTTTTTATGCCTTATTTGATACCGATAACTTTATTGTGGCACCCACGCCTAGCAGCAGCTTTGCAGTAGAGTTGCATTATTACTACAGGCCAAATAGTCTTACCGCAGGGGCTGATTCTGGTGAAACATGGTTAAGCACTAATGCACCTAATGCTTTGTTGTATGGAAGTTTAATGGAAGCTTACACATTTATGAAAGGTGAGCCCGATGTTATGCAGAATTATGCACAAAGGTTTACGGAAGCAGTGCAATCGCTTAAACTGTATGGAGAGGCAAAAGAGGTTAGTGATTATTATAGAACAGGCATGGTTATGAGGGATAAACAATAATGTTGATGGAATTACCAAAAACACCAATAGTAGATATACAAACCACGAACAACAGAGGCTTCACTCCAGAGGAAGTGGCGTCTCGTTGTGTGGACAAAATTGTAGAGGTTGGAGATAACGCTGCCCCTGAGATTAGAGATCAGGCTCATGCCTTTAAAGCGCATTTAGAAAAAGTAATTACATTTTATATGAAAGAAGCAATAAAATCAGATAGAACTACTGTTTGCAACGCGATTAAAAATGCAGGACATGAAAAGCTTGCAGAAATGATAAGGAGATTATAATGGCGATATCACAGGCAATGTGCACATCATTTAAGGTGGAGCTTCTACAAGGTGTTCACAATTTTACAAATAGTTCAGGTAACACTTTTAATATAGCTTTGTACACCTCTAGTGCTAGTCTAGGAGCGGGGACTACAGCGTATACCACAAGTAATGAAGTGTCTGGTACAAATTATACGGCAAAAGGACAGGCACTTACTAATGTTACGCCAACATCATCTAGCACAACAGCCTTGACAGATTTTACCGATGAAACTTTTAGTAATGTAACGCTTACAGCTAGAGGAGCCTTGATATTCAACGATAGTGCTTCAGGTGATCCGGCGGTGTGTGTATTAGACTTTGGTTCGGATAAATCAGCCTCATCGGGTGATTTTACTATAGTTTTTCCTGCGGCTGACTCAAGTAATGCGATAATAAGGATAGCATAATGGCCTTTGTAATAGCAGATAGAGTACGAGAAACTACAACAACGACGGGCACGGGTACAATCACCTTGGCAGGTGCAGTTACAAACTTTGAAACTTTTACTGCTAATCTATCTAATTCTGATACAACCTATTATGCTATTGTTGATATCCT